CACACCAGTGCTATCCATCAGGATAGGTGACCTGGGCAGTGCTGTGATTCTTTGCTTAGTGGTACGCCAGTCATCCTGAAACCTATCAAAGTGACACACTGTGCCATTCTCATCCAGGCCTATGATGACAGTATAGTCATATGACTTTGCCAGGTCAATGCCATAGCATACAGCTGGCTGATTGCTCATGGGATAGGTACACTGCTGGATGAACATAGCACCAAATGGATTTGCCACATTCTCATTGAACTCAGCCATGTATTCCTGACTGAATGCCAACTCAGGCAGATCCAGTCTAGCCTCATCAATTTCTGTTGGATCAATATAGGGATTGTCATAGGTAGACATCTGCCAGCTTACCCATCCAGCATCCCCTGATTTGCCTCTCTGCCAAATTTTATGAAAGTCATTTTTGCCCTTAGGTGTAGACAGAAAGAATGCATCACCCTTAAAGTCAGTCAGTGTAGGCCTGATGGATTCAGTCCACCTATTCCATAGATTCTTAACGAATGCAGCCTCATCAATGATATTCCTGTGGTATTTCCTGGATCTACCTGCCAGTTCATTCTCTAGTGACCAAAACTCTATTTTGCCCCCTGTGATCAGTTCAATGAATTGATGGTCATTTTTGCGTGATATGATAGGCTCTAGGGCATGCAGGCACTCATTGAATGTGCCATCCAGTAGTTTGTATGTAGGTGTGAAATAGCCAGCCAATTTGCCTGCAATGGCTGTCTCAGATAGCAGGTTGATGGCCAGGGCAGATTTGCCCCACCTTCTGCCACAGGATAGCACAGAAAACCTTTTGTGACCATCCACAACTTTCTGCTGATTGACATGCAGTTCATTTAGGCTGACCTCTTTCTCAATCATCTTTTGACATTTAGATCTACTCTGACCGTTTTCATTCCCCTGCCTCTAGTGTAGTAGGTAAATTCAGGCCAAATGACTTTGGTGTTTGATGCTAGTCTCATGATTAGATTGATCTTTTTCATAGGTATGTTGGTTTAGTCTTTAGGTGTTTCTTTCTTTTCATACTTCACTTTGATGGTCACCTCTTTGCTGCCATCCTCCTGGATCTTATCCACCAGGCCATTAAGTCTCTGTGTGATGCTCGGATTGTAGATCCCAGCCATGCCTCCAGCCACCTGATCCTGCCTGATTTGTTCCTTTATTATAGAGCAGATATTGGCAAACTCTTTGTATCTGCCATCTTTATTCATAAAATAATCATGCAGCCATGATGCAATCCCCTGTTCAAAACACCACACATTAAAGCCCTCCAGTGTCAGTGGTTTCTCTTTCTCTCTCAGCACCTGTTTGCCCATTCCACCCACCCAGTCTTTGACTATGAATGGATTTGCTTTGATGTCTTTCTTATATTGTTTGAACAGTTCCCACATGATCTCAGGTGTCTCAATATTCTTTGGCCTGCCAACTGGCTTTGCTGCCTTTTTAGGTGCAGCTTTCTTTGTAGGTTTCTTTATTGCCTTTGCCATGTTAGTCTAGTTTTGATTTAAAATGCTCACAGATCTTTTCCATCTTAGCCTGGTAGTAAGTAGCAAAGTCCTTATAGCCATCAGGCTTTTGCTGATAGTTTATGTAAAGGATTGCCCTCAGTCTTTGGCTGGGTGTCTTTTCGGTTTCCAGGTCTGTCTTTAGATTCTCAATGGCATCCACCTCACTAGCCTGGAATGATTCCTCTTTTATGGCTGCATAGCAAAATTTCTGATTCAGCTGGAATAGTTCAGCTGCCTGGGCAGGTGTCAATTCCTGTGTGCCTATGGTGATCCTGACTGTCTTATCTTTTCGGGATGCTATGCTTTCAATCTGTGCAGGTAGTAAAATCATTTGATTCCGTTTACTATGTTGTTAAATTCATTGACAGCACTTTCCTGTTCTAAAAAATTATTGACATCAGTGATGTGTTTGTTGATCAGGGCATCTGCCATGTTGTATGTGTAGTGTCCTGATGTTTCAACTTGATCACCACTCATCCCTGTTTTGCTTACAGCTAGAAACCAACATTTGTTGGACAGGATTTTCCAAATGGCTCTCAGCTTACTCATCTGCCCTGCCCCCTGTATGCCTTAGGTCTAGGGCTGTGTTTGTTGTAACTCTTTTTGGCTGATCCTCTTTTCCGTTTTCCAAAACTTACTTTGAATGATCCATTGCTAACCTTTGCCATACAATTTTGACCAGTTTGTAGGGTAGGCCAGTGGTCTGATTAACTGATACCCTTTGTTTAAAAAATATGCATCCCATTCAGATTGCTCTTTAATATTGATATGCCCCCAGGCCTCATCATTTTCTGTCCGCTGTGATGTTGAACTGAATAGGATGTATGATGGCTGTATTTGTTTAAATAGTGCATCCAACTCCTTATCAGTCATGTGTTCTGCTGTTTCAATAAATACCAGTAGATCTGTGGTGATTGCATTTCCCAGGATGTCAATATGTGGCACTCTGATTTTCATGTACTCAATATGTGACTGGAACTTTTCACATGCCTTTACATCATAGCCTGCTTTGTGGAATGCATCAGAATAGACACCAGTGCCAGCACCAAAGTCTAGGACAGTCCTGACTGGCAGATCTGACAGCTGTTTTGCTGTAGCTGCCCCTAGTTGTAAAAATGCAGGATTGTCCAGGCTGATGCCCATTTCTAATTCAATCCGTAAAAATTCAGCATCTGTGATCATTCAGTTTCTCTTTGTGCTTATCAATTAAAAAGTCCACCCACTGTTTTTTGTCTCCGTATTCTAAGTGACAGGATCTGCATACTGCCATCAGATTCTCAATCACATCTTTATCCTTTGATCCACCCATGCCCCTGGCTTTGATGTGGTGAATGTCTACTGCCTGCCTGCCACACACTTCACAGGGGATAAAGTCACTGTTTTTATACCCCATCCCCTGCAAATAAATTTGTGTGTGTTTCCTCATCCTTTCCCCATTAATTTTTCCGTTGGTTAATAATAAAAAAATTAAGGATGAGAATATCTTAAATGAGACTGCTGTACAGCTGGTGTCTCAGTTCATTAATCTTATCCAAATGGAAATATGTATTACACCACTCATGGTTTGCCTCACCTATTTCCTTCCTATAAATAGCATCAGTGGTCACTTTTTTGATTGCCTTATACCAGTCAGTTTGATTGCTCACCTTCACAGTGTATGGGCATCCTTTGTATGGATCAACATTGCTAACAATGACAGGTATCTTTTTAGTGGCTGCCTCTAGCACTTTCAGGTTTGACTTCATGCTGTTGAACTTACTTTCCACCAGTGGCACAATAGACACATCAGCCTCATTGTAGAAATTCATGTACTCTGTGATGGGCAAAGCCTTTTTGACTGCCCCTGGCATCTGTAGTGCCACAGTAAAATCATTGATCATCCTGTGCCATACTATCTTGCTGTAGTCATTTGCTGGATCATATCCACACAATGTGAAATGCAGCTGATTGACCAGGTGCTTATCTGACAGCACCCTTTTGAATGGGTTGCCCAATAGTGCCACATCCTTTTGATGGGTGATTGATCCTGTATATACCACTCTGATCCTGTCACCTGGTGTGTGTACATCAGTGAACTGATCTTTGCCGTATGGTAGGGCATTTGGTACTACATGCACTTTCTCATTGTATTTGCTGATGTGATACCTCAATCCCATGTTGGTGCAGGTAACCAGGTCAGCTGCCTTAATATGTTCAATGATAGGCTCTGCATCATACTGGCCATACAGGATGTGCCAGGGATCTAAATGCCAATAGTCATCAATGTCCAGGATCAGTTTGAAACCATACTTTTCCCTGTAGGCTTTTAGGTCATCTATGTGGCAGGTAGGGATGTACCTATTGACTACCACCAGGCCATAGCCCTCAGACAATATCTCATCATTGATGGTGTCAGTAAAGAATGCAAATTCCTTTTTCATGTAGTAGATGGGCATCATCAGTCTGTGATAGCCCACACCACTGTTCTGTTGTGTGATGACTAGTATTCTCATTTAAAATAAATACAGTTGCCTGATTTTAATAGGTGATTCAAATATTTCATCTGTGATAGGATCAATCAGATCAGCAAAGTCTATTTCGCAAAATGTGCCACAGTCAGGCAATATTGGTGGCTCATGCTTTCCCTCTGTGATTGTAAGATCTGACAGGAATTTTCCTTTGATGCATGACCTACCTATTTCCATTTCCAGTTCAGCCATTCGGTCAAAAGTCTCAGGGAAATGCTCTCTGATCTTATTCCAATATCCTTTGCCACCCTTCACACATCCAATACAGTTGTTGTTGTGGAATCCTAGTTCATACATTGCTGGCATTCTTATGCCATTTTTCAGCAGGATTTCAGCACACATCTGCTTTGTCATTTGTCTCTCAATCAATGGGAAAATTGGCTTTGCCTGGGGATATTGCTGGCTGAATCTTACAGCCCTATTGATTTCCTTTCTGCTGAACTCAAATCCAAATACCTGGTTTGCCTCACCGCTTTCCCTTTCTATTCTCTGCCTCACTTTCTTTTTTAGTTCATGTGTACACTTAGCACCCACAGGGCTGTTGATGAATCTATTTACTTCGATCACATCAAACTGATCTGAATATTTATTTGACTTGACTATTTGTATTTTCTTATCATACCATTTCTCACAGTCAGCAATAAATCTCTCATTGTCCTGATGGGCAGTGTCTATGTGTATATAGTACAGACTGACATTGTCTTTGCCATACATGTCAATAGCCATCTTGCATGCCACTGCACTTGTTATTCCACAACTAAACCAGGCAATGATGTTCATTTAAGTCTTTTGATTTGCACCATCATATCATAGATCCCAGCCAGTGCAAATGCTGTCATGACAGCTGCAATGCAAATCCAGTAGATTGTAGTGATCATAGTAGGTAGGTTTTATTTCTTTCGTGTTTTCTTTGCTTTAGGCTGCACATCAATTTGTGCAGTTTCCTGAACAGGTTGCACAACTGGTTGTGCATTTAACACATTTGTCTCATAGTAGTGCATCAGCCTTTTCATCATGTCAAACACACAGCCACCACACCAGTAGGTCAGCACATACTGTGGATCTAAATACTGATGGTAAATGTGTTCATACATTTGCAGCACATCCATAGGGATCTGCCTGGTGTAGCCCAGTTTAACTGTCTCAAAGTTTATTTTGTGCTTTTCAATAAAATCAATGTGATCCTGATTCATATGCTTTGTTCATTAATGTTTTAAATAATACTGCCAGGATTGCTGATGCAAACATGACAATGATGATCTCTGTGGCCTCTATTGGCAGCATGTACAGTGCCAGTGCCACCCATGCAGGTAGACACACCAGGCAGTTGAATGGCTTAAAATTCAATTTCCATTTCAATGTGAATCTGCCCATTTCAATAAAATAGTAGCTGAATAGTGCTGATGCCAGGATGTTTAATAGTAGATTGATCATATTACTTTTTTAATTTTTAGGCCTCCAATTTGTTTGATGCACACATCATCTTTCAGTCTGCCCTCAACCTTTTCCCTGATAAATTCATTCACCTCATCAATGATGTCAATCAATGTGTCCATGTCAGTTTCTTTATTGATGTCAATCATCACATCCAGGCCTGCATGAATAAAATTCCCTATCAATTTTTTCTGTGTCATATCCTCTTTTCTTAGTGCTTTTGAAAGTTTCTTTTTAACCTTCGTTACAGTTTTAAATAGGGATCTGTAGGGGATTTGTGTGTCTCTGCTTAGTTTTAAAATGTTCTTTCCATTCTCAGCATAGTCCTCAAATATGTTTTTCTCATACCAGTGCAGTTCACCCATTGACTTTTTCAGCTTGCTGTCCATTTCCTCATGCACATCTGACTGATCATCTGCTGTCTCATAGTTGTCACAATACTCACCAAATGACTTTCTGAACATGTTGAAAAATGTAGATCGGTCACTCTTTGCCATGTTCAACATTGTCCTGACAATAAAGTATTTTAAATATCCACTAGTCCACATGCCACACAACCTTTCTGAATCCATCTCACACAATACCAGGAAAATTTCCTGTCTTAAATCATCCTGTAATTCTACAGGCTGCATCTTACTGATGGCCTGGTTGATGTCCTTATCCTGGTACATCTGTGTGATGATGGTATCTTTTTTCATAGGGTTGGGTTTGTCCATTCTTTGATGCACACCATTCCATTTTCCTCTGTTGCAATCAGGCATTGGCATCCTGATGTTTTTGCTCTGTTCATGAAATTTATTTGATCCTGGCTCATTCTGTCATTGACTGTTTTGACTTCACAATAAACAGCCACACCAGTAAATTTGTGGAATCCTATGATGTCAGGTACACCTTTCAGGCCTGTGAATGTTCGGCCTCTGACAGCTAGATTGTTCTGCCTCCATACAAAGCACATCCTGGTTTCCAGGATCTTGATGGCAGTGTTTGTGATATGTGATACTGTCAATTCTTTCATAGGATAGGGCTAATATGTTTCTGTTTTCTGATAGTACAAAATATTTTACTAACTTTTTTTTGCTGATTCCTGCATGTATGATTTCATGGCATTTCTGAAATGTTCTTTTTCACTGGTGACATCATCACTGGATCTGCTTGAATCACCACTGGATTTGAATTGTGCATTCTGTTCATCTTTGAATCTTACATACTGTCTGTGCCTTTCATCCCTGTATTGCTCCAGCATCTCAAAGAATGTTGGGATGTCCATACGGTCATAGACTTTGCCATACTTTGCTTTGATCATACCATCCAGGAATAACATGATGTCCTCAAATGCCAGCTGATCCTCATTGGCTGAATCAATCAGCTGTAGTGACAATTCCATCACCTGATCTGCATTCATGCCTACCCTCAGGTTGAAATTTGACAAAGCCCTGTTAATAGCTTTGGCTAGTATTGCAGATACTTTGTCCATGCCGTATGTGTTCACTAGGCCAGGCAGCCTGTCCTTTACTGGGATCTGTTGGATCACCATCATAGGCAGTGGCTCTCCCTTATCTTTCCACCTGCACATCTCATTGAACACC